CTTATCCGAAACATCTTTCGGCAAATCGTACACTTTTCCGTTGATATATAATCTTGGAGTACGCTCAAAGATTGTATAATTACCCGAGTCGTAATCCTCGTATACTCGAGCGGAAAAATCGAGACCCAACTCGATATTATAATCTAATGGGTCAGCGACAGTTTCTGTAAATAAATGTGATGCCATATCTTTTTTTTATTGATGTTGAATAATATGACTTACGAGCGACCAAAAGTCGTGTCCTTCCTTGCTATCTGTCCAAGGAAACGCCCCTAAAATTATATCAGTGTCTGGACCTTTGCGCTCCATATACTCAAAGTAGGAATCCGACTTTTTATCTGCGACATTTGTATAAAAAGAATGAATAACTTCTTCGGATTTCTCGGAACCCAGTGGCTTAATCAACTTGTGGTATAAGTAGAAATGTGTAAATGATTTTTGAAATTCTGAATAGGTCATAACTTGTAGAATTGATAATTAAATAAAAAGGGAATAAAAAGGGCCTGTATTTCTACAGACCCCGAGGTAAGAATCCCTATAAACTTACCTACTTAATTATATCTTTAATCTTTTCTAACTTGGACAATACAGTATCAGTATTTCCAGAAATACCAAAGTATTTCTTTACATCTGTTACCTTCCAATTTCTATGAGGCTTGATACCTGCTTTGTACAATCTTACATCCCTTATTGATATAATTAAATTGTAATATCCTCGAGAACTTGCAGCGCCATTTATATTCATAGGCTTGGATAAATCCTGACCAAATAGGCTTTCGGATACTTGTATAAGTTCTTTACTTTGCATCGTTGAACAGTTCTTTAAATAGTTGTACACCTTCGGACACGAGCATTGGTACAATAATTACCAGGCCCATTAGCATTAATAGTTGGACAAATGAAATCATAATAATAGTTTTAGAGTTGTATAAATAATAGTTAGACAGTTACCACTTTTCTTGCTCCCAAAAAATACGAGCATACATATTCTTTCTGTACTTTGGCTTCTTGTAAGTTTTTACAATAATCTTCATACTATCTGTATCCCTTACAGGAATAAACTTGTATCCATCCTTGTCTAATACTTGCATCAATCCCTTGCGGGTTTTTACAGTTTTAGCCTTGGGCTTATTTGTATTTCTAGCCTGGGATTTCCTGGCGCTATGCTTGGCCAGGAATAACGCTAAATCTTCGGCACTGATTTGTTCAAATTGTACGGACATTTTGTAGGAATTTTTGGGGATTATTTGTAGAAATAAGGGTGGAGTATTTCATCCACCCATCCAGGAACTTACTCAGCGAATACGAACTTTTGCTTCGGTACATATGCCTCGACTACTTCAGGTGCGCCAAGTTTGGCGGTTATTGCTTCAAGGTGTTTAGCATAGTGTCGACGAAATTCTTCAGACATTCCGACGGCATCCTCGTCTAAATAGTTCTGAAGCACAGAAATAATTGTGAACTTTGCTAGGTCGTTCTCCGTAGCAATGCGGTTCCGTGATTTGTTTACAAGAACTTTAGTCATTTGTGGATTTGAAGAGGTTGACATTTGAATTTTTGTTTTAGAGATTATTTGTATAAATAGTGCGGTTGGTTTGGTTTAGTCGTACCGCACTACAAATGTGGGGCTAAAATAATTACAAACAAGGTGTAAAAAAAAAATTTAGTGTGTGACCGTAAAAAATTTTGGTTTTGTTCTTAACTAGCCCCTTTGTACGCGGGGAATGAACGATTCTGCCAACATTCGCTCTCACTCCCATTTTATCCTGTCTATTATTATACTACTATAGAATACTCTATACGAGTATTCTACTATTATATCATTAATAATAGTATAATGTAGAGTAATATAGGTATACTAATATAGATAGTATACTATATATAGTATACTATTATACAAAGTTCTTTTAGTAATTCATAACGTAATTCATTGTATATTTGGATATGGAATTCAGAGAATTGATTAGAGAGCTGTTGACTCACAGTATGCCGAAGGGTGACTTGAGGGCAGCGATGTTCGAGTTTCACAACTCTATGGTTGGAAAGTCAAACTACATTCGGGTGGTTGAGAATCCGAAGACTGCTTGTGGTAGTTGCATCCAGCGTGTGAAGTCTAATGTGATGAAGTATTACCACTACGAGTTCGAGCCTAAGTTCGATGATGAGTTTTACTTCACCTTGCGTTTTGGTATCAACAGCATCCCTGTGTATGGCATCCATAAGAAACGCTAAGAACGAGGTGGTCTCTGGAAGAGGCTCTGGGCTTACTGCGATGCAGGAGGAGTTCATTGAGCGTGTCCGCACTGAGGGCATCGAGCAGCAGGGTAAGATTGCGAAGGAGCTTAACTACACGAGCTACTATCGGGACAAGAACAACTACGGCACTGCTTTTTATTTGGCTTTGCGTAGTGTGGTCAACAAGACCGAGGAGAAGGTGGAGGCGACTAAGGGTATGAACCTTGAGTTGCTGATTAAGATTCGTGATGAGGCTATGTCTGTTGGTGATGTCAAGATGGCTATGGAGGCTATGAAGATGATTAACGATATGCAAGGCTTCAAAGCTCCCGTGAAGGTCCAGCAGACTAAGATTGATGTGAAGGCAACGATTGACCTTACACAAACAACCGAAGACGTGGGTGGCTTCATCGACATAGACTACGAGGATGAAGATTAATCTCTATAACCCTTCGGAGCCTCAAAGAGACTTCCTGAATGTCATCCACAAGGACAAGCCGTTTATTGCGCTTATCGTTGCGGGTCGGCAGACAGGTAAGACTTTTATGATGATGAACGATGCGGTGATGAGGGCGCTCAACAAGCCTCGCACTCGTATGTTCTGGGTTAGCCCTATTCAGGACCAAGCCAACAAGGTGATGAAGGATATCGAGGCTGCGTTCATAAACCATCAGGAGCTGTTCCAGCAGATAGTGAAGCGATTCGACAGGAAGAACAATGAGATGTTCTTTCACAATGGTAGCTTTATCAAGTTTAGGTCTGCTGACTCTGGCGATAACCTTCGTGGTGCTACGTTGGACTTCATATACATCGATGAGGCTGCGTTTATGAGTGAGGACTTCATCAACGAGGTTTTGCTTCCTATGGTGACTCGCACAGGCGGGCGGGTGGTGATGTCTTCGACATTCAACGGCAAGAACTGGTACTGGGACAAGTATGTGCAGGGAATGGATGAGAAGAACTGGGAACAGATTAAATCCATCAAGCGGACGTATCTGGACCTAAAAGACCCGTTGGTTGAGAAGACGGTACTCGGTATCAAGCAGAGTATGACAAAGGCTCAGTTCGACCAAGAGTTCCTGTGTAAGCCTGTAAGTGGTGATGCGCTCTTTAGCAACGTAGAGGAGGCCACTCGGCAGTATGCCCCAAACACCACCGAACGAGTATACATTGGGATGGACATTGGTGTTGCGTATGACTACACTGTTTTAACCGCAATGAACCAAGATTATGATGTTATCGATATTGATAGGTTTCAGTATCGTGAGTTGGGTATGGATGCTGATATGTTCAAGAATCGCATCAAGGACTTCTACCTGAAGCACGATGAGAAGTTGATGGCCTGCTACTTTGAGGTCAACAACAACGATTTGTTGTTTGATGAGATTACCGAGGATGACAGGATGTACAAGATGCTTCCGTTCCAGACTACTGGTCAAACCAAGCCTGAAATCATCAGGAACCTTATGAAGTTGTTCGAGGACAAGAAGATTACCATCCCAGACAACCTAGACCTGATTAAGGAACTTTACGACTTCAAGAGCAAGAGAAATCCAATCACTGGAAACATCCAGTTCTCGAACTCACTTGGTAAGCACGATGATATGGTGATGTCTTTGGCTATTGGGGCGTGGTGTGCGTTCAAGGAGCAAGACGGTGGAGTAACAATGTTCTTATGAGGTTCGGATTAAAACTCAAATTAGCTGATGCAATCAGCAACGACAGATTAGAAGAATTTCTAAAAGAGATATCCGCAATAGAGCGTCTAGATATAATTCGAGCTACAGACAAGCTCGAGGAGGCCAGTTTTAGGGCCATAGACGCATCTTCTGTAGCCGACAGATACAATGTGTACACCGACATCCTAAAGATGTCTCTAACGCAATTTATTTTACTCGAGCATACAATCAAGAACGGGTTTGATGAGTCATCTGTTGCTGCGCTTATCATAAGACCTAAAGATGAGCCAGAGTTCGACAACACCGACCAAGAGAAGGAAGAGAAGTTGATAGACTCGATTTACGAGGAGGACGCTATAGCAATAGCGCACATCATCAAGAGTATGATGCAAAACAGGGACTATGTTCTTTTTACCAAGTTTGAGGGCGTAATCTACAATAGGATTGAGCCAATCGAGGGAGAAGAGGAGGAAGAGCCAGATGAACCAGACACCTTTAACGAAAGGTGGTTTTGGTACTCGATTGTAAGAGCGTTGGCAAATGAGGACTTGACTAAGTTTCAGTTTGTGTACGATATGAAGATGTCTGATGTTTTGGTGGAGATGGCCTACAGGGTACAGCTTGCTAAGCGAATCGAAGCAGAGCGCAGGGCTGAAGAGGCCCGCAGACGGTAATTTGTAAATTAACAAAAGCATCTATGACCACTCTTTTTGATTTCTACAAGCACCTCAAGGGCTTTGCTGAAGGGCATAGAATGATTGAAGCTTTTAAGATTGTTGGCTCTATTGAGGAGGTTGACACGATGAACGTAGATTCTCGTTCACTGTTTATCTCTGTTGAGTCAAGCAACATATCTCACCGACTAAACACTAACAAGGTTACGTTTGCCCTGTTTGTGGTAGACAAGTGCTTGGCGGATGACCAAGAGTCACTGGTGATTTCAATGCAGGAAAATTTGTTTGTTGTTGGTCAGGTACAGGACTTTATCCTAAGTCTTGACAATGATGTGGAGTTTGAAGAGGTGAGCATTGCTCAAGCGCCGACCGACGAGTACAACCTAACTGCAGCAGTGTGCAGCTTTGAAGTTGACTTTGACAAGAACATCTCTTGTACTGATGAGTCTCTAAACTCAAGCTATGTTCCTGAATAATGAGCGCACGCAAACAGGGTGGTCAGCTCAGAGCAATTTTGCTTCGTAAGCTCCGTTCTTCTGGGCTTAACGAGGCTATGGTTAATTCTCTAAATCGAAGAGGTCAATACTATACTGGAAAGCTTTCAGATGCAATTCTACGCAGAGACTTTACCAAAGACCTAAGCATATCTTATACCATCAATAAGGAGTTTGATGTTATAGAAAACGTATCCATTACTTTTTTTAACAGGTTAGCAAAACCTAAATATGCTGAACTCATAGATTCTAATCTAGCTGAAACATCAACTCAAGATATTGATGTAGAGGCAAGGACTATCGAAAGCTGGATTCTAGCAAAAGTTAAAAACGGAACTTGGAAAAACAAGTACGGAGCCAACTACGTTCAAAACAATAATTACTCAACTCGCAGGGAGCGCGGTAATGTAAACAAAGGAGTCCGCGGTGGCACAAGTAAAACTTACCTTTATCCACTAGTTGGTGCCCCAAAGTCAAAAAAAGCTCGGGCAAGCTTAGCATTTTTGATTGCTCGCTCAATCAACCAAAACCAACAACTAAAGAACAGAAGCCCATATTTTGCTTCGGGAAATATCGTTGCTGAATTTGCACTGCTTTCCGCTTTAGAGGAGTTCAATCAACTTTGGCTTCAAGATATAGGAACAGCTTCAATAAACAAGGTAATTAGTATATTAGGATAATATGGCAAACCGACCACTTTCAGAATCTACACTTAAAGACCAGTTAAAGCTTGTACAAGACTTTAGCAAGTCTTTAGCTTCTCTAACCACAGCGTTTTCTGCGCTTACAGAAGAGACAACCGACTATTCTGAAATTCAAAAACAGTTAGGCACAAGGCTAAACAATGCAAGAGAGGAATTTATAAAGATTGCAAAAACAGCCGATGATTATGCTCAAAGAACACTGAAGTCAAAAAAATCGTCAGATGAGCAGGTCGATGCAGCTTTAAAGTTGCAGACCGCACTTGGTGTCCTTGGAAATAAATACAGCACGCTAACAAATAAAGAGCTTAAGGCGTTTAATAAGGCTCAGCAGGTATACATTGACCTATCAAATGATGAGGCTCTTGCAATCAAGAAGGCAAATCAGCTTGAGCAGGAGGTACTAAAGACAAAAAGAGAGGCACTGAAGGTTGCACTTGCCGAAGCAAAGCTAAGAATTCAAATTGACAAAGAACGAAAGGCATCTTTACAAAAAGAGGTAGATGATTTAAATAAGGCCGAAAGAGCAAAAAGCAAAATACGTCAAAGTGGTTTAGATGCTGTAAACAAAAGGATAAGGGATGAAAAGGCAGCAAATGAAAAGCTTGTAGCGGCACAAGAAAAACTTTACGCTAGACTCGAAAGGGCCAACAACAAAAGGATTGAAAAAGAACAGATTGCTGCTGACAAGTTAGCAGAAAGTCGAAAGTTCTTTGGTAAATCATTCTTTGCCGCCTTTACTCCAGAATCAATTGGTAAGGCAGTAGCCAGTGTAACAAAGTTCATTGGAGTATACGAGGTTCTTGGTGCGCTGGTTGGCGGCACAAGGCAGTTCTTTGTTGGGTCATTTAACGCGTTCACTGAGTTTGAGTCATCTTTGGCAAAGATATCAGCAGTTACTGGCTCAAGCGGAGAATCTTTAAAATCTCTAGAGGAGGAGATAAGAAATGTTGCAGTAGAAACAAAATTTTCTGCAAACGAAGTGTCAGAACTTTCTCTTGCCCTCGGCAAGCTTGGCGTATCAGCTAAAGAGATTCCATTCTTACTTCGCCCAATTGCTGATGCAGCTGCTGCAACTGGTGAAGACATCACTGCAGTTGGTGAGGCAATCGTTAAGGTGAGCAATCAGTTTCAGGTTTCTACTAATCAAGCGGCAACCACTGCCGCAGTTTTAACTGGAGCTGTAAACGAAACATCTTTATCGCTGTCTTCTTTTAATACAGCAATAGGATATGTTGGTCCAATCGCTAGTCAGGTTGGGTTATCATTTGAAGAAACGGCAACAGCACTTGGTATCTTGTCAGATAGCGGTTTTAGCGCATCAAGAGCTGGAACTGGCCTACGAAGAATTTTGCTTGACCTCAAAAAACCAGGTGAAGATATAATTGTAACACTTCGACAACTAGCCGAACAAAACATAGGCGTTTCTGAAGCCCAGGAACTAGTGGGTAAACAGGGTGCGGCACAACTTATTAGTTTGCTGCGCAATGTCGACGCGCTAGAAAAAGTTACATTAGCTGAACAAGGTTATGCAAATCAGCTTACTCAAACAGCAAAGAGTATGGCTACGTTTAAGGGTCAGCTCGAAATCCTAACTAGCACATACAACGAATTATTACTTACCGTTGGTGAGTTCTTAGTAAGTAATGAACTTGTAATTGAACTTATAGGATTTTTAAGTAGCGAGTCAGAGGTTCTTGCTCGTGGATATAAATTCCTTCGCGAAGAATCAGACCGACTCGGCGAGTCTTTTGAGAAGCGCGTTGCAAAAGGATTAAAAGAAGGAAGAACTGAATTGGAGATTTTAAACTCAATTCTTAAGGACACAGATAATGTAAACATTAAAAGGGTTCTTGATGAAGTAAATAATGCTAATCCAAAAAACCTTGCTGAAGTACGAAAAGAGCTAGAAAAAGTAATTGATGCTGGAAACTGGTCATCAAGAGACGCAAAAGAACTTCTTGGCGCACTTGACAGGATTGCCGTAATTAGAAAAGATTTTAAATCAAACGAGTTTGTCCAAAAGGGAGAGAGGGCGGTCAACAGGCTATACTCCGAACAAGTAAAACGGATATCGGAAATTGAAAACGCAGAGGAAAGAAGAAACAAGGCAATTATGGCATCTTCTGGGTTCCGCAAAGCTGCAAATCAAGCCGATGAAAAAGCAAACAAGCTTTTGGCTGAAAACGCAGAAGCAAACAAATTCAATGCTAGTTTCCTTCAGGGTCAAGCTCAAGCATACAGGGCTTTGGCTAATGACCTCAGTGAATACACGAGTAAAGAGAAAGAAAAAAATAAAGTAGTAAAAGACTCTACAGATATCTATCTGAATGTTTTTAATGAAGAACGTGAAGCTCTTGATTTGCGTTTAAAAAACATCGGCCTAGAGCAAGACGCGCAAGCTAACGCATATAAAAAACGAGTTAAGGATATAAACGATGAGTTTAATCTTCGTGAACAGGCTGCATCTGGATTGGAGGAAAGGACTAAGCTTGAAATTGATAGGACAAAACAGCTTTCTCAGGCATCAGATGATTATAAGGCAAACATTGAGGGTATAAGGTCTGAGATAAAGACCTGGGATTCCGATTCTCAGCTTTTCTTTGACAAATACTCAACTCTTTTCTATACAAGTGAAAAGAATACGTTAAACTTACTAAATGTAAATGAGCGATTCCGTCAATCATTAGTTCGCTTGGGTGAGCAAACATCAAAGCTCGCCACTGATGCTGAAATTACAGGTCAAGACTACGCTGAGTTCTTTTTGCAGTCTGGAATTGACTTGACTTCTGAATTTACTGACTCTCTATCTAATCTCGAGAAACAGTTTGGAGATACTGCGTACGAGCAATATCAATTGTCAAAAGCACAACGTGCTGGAGCCAAGGAGCTTGAAGACTACATTAAAAAGCTTGAAGAATACTATAATTCAGTAAAGGCTCAACTTAGCCCAGAAGAGCAAGCCAAAATAGAGCTTGCCCTCAAAGCTTTAAAGAAGATATACTCTGAATCACTCAATAGTATAATTAGTGATGACGACCAAGAAAAATTAAAGAAACAATTTGCTGTAATTGGTGAAACTTCTGGAAAGGAGTTCATCTTAAGCATTGACACATCAATTGGCGAGGGCTTGCAGATGGTGTTGGACACTACTCTCAATGCAATTAGCAAGTTTAATGATACCGCTTTTGAGAATACAAAGAATCGCTTAGAAGCAGAGAAAGACGCTTTGCGTGAACAGTCTGACATTGAAGATGATATTCTTTCTGCAAAACTTGAAAACCAACTCATAACTGAAGCTGAGTATCGTGCGCAAGTCGAGAAAAACAGAAAAAAAGACATTCAGGCTCAGAATAAAATTGATAAACAAATCTTTGAAGCTCAGCAAAAAAGAGATAGACAAAGCGCGCTTACCGATTACCTAACGGCAATTGCTTCTATCATTCCAAACTTGATTGTTACAGATAAGAACGGTGACCCAATTGGAATTGCGTTAAAAGCGGCCCTTACTGGTGCGCTTGCTACCGCATCATATGGCGCAGAGCTTCGGGCAATCAACCAACGTAAGTTCTTTCCAACAAAGTTTGCTGAAGGTGGTATTGTCAACGGACCTTCTCACGCAGAAGGCGGGGTTCCATTCACTGTTCGTGGTCAAGGTGGCTACGAGATGGAGGGCGGCGAGTACATCGTTAACAAGAAGTCTACGCAGAAGTACAAGACTCTTCTTGACCAAATCAATGGTTACGGAAAATCAAACTATAAGTTTGCCGCTGGTGGAGTTGTAAAAGACCCAACTGAAGTCGCTAACCGACAGATTGAATTGTTAGAAGCAATCGCCTCATCAAACATTTCAATGGTTGGTAAATTAGATAAACCAGTTCGTGCGTTTGTAGCATCTAACGACCTCCGTAGTGATGAAAACGCTCGCAGAATTCAAGAACGTAACTCTCAATTGTAATGGCTTTAGAACTTATATACGATAACGGAGTACCACCGCTTGCTCCAGTTGTTCGCGGTTGGAACGGTGCGCTTCTTGACTACGATGAAACTAATGGTTCTGCTGTAATTACTTTTGAGGCTGGTGGAACCGTAACATTTACTCCAAGCGGTGGGGATGTAGCAGTCATATACAACACAGCCGACCTTCAAGAGTTTGGAGTTTTTTACGTCACTGGAACAGCTATGGGTGAGCCAATTGGAGACTTCCCAGTTACAATTGCGGCAAAGATTGACAAAAACTTTTACGACTTTTCAAAGCGAGGTGGTCAAACCTATATGGTTGTAGTTTACAGCGTTGACCTTTATTCCGATTCAGTTGCAAATTACGCAAACACATATCGAATCACATCAGAAATTGAGAAGGCTCACTACTCAGACTTGATGATTGCTTACTCTAAAAAGATTACTCACGTTCTTACTGTAGACAATCTTCGCAGAAACTTCTGGAATTCAAAGGATGCTTTGATGGCAGACACAATCTTCATCGTTGAGGAGTGCAGTCAAAAGGCTTACAAGATTAGCATTAATGATTCTACCTTTGACATATTTAATGATAAGTTTAAGAATTCAGTAAGTTTTAATTTGGCATCAAGCAAGGTATGAGTTACAGGCTACGAGTAAATAACCAGTTTCTTGATTTGTTTCCGAATCAGGAAATTAACATCGGCGTAGACTACTACGATACAACAAACATTGATGCAATCAAGATTCCGTTTACGTTTAATGCTGATGTTCCATATACAGCAAAGAACAAAACTGTTCTTGGTTACGATGATTCTTTCGGATATAATGGTATTCCGTTAACTGAGTACAACTATGAAGTATACAGCAACGGAGACATTATATCTTCTGGAAGGGCAAGAGTTCAATCTGTAGTTATAAACTCTGTTGAGCCAATATTTACTCTCGAGCTTAAGGATAAGGTCTCTGAGTTCTCAAAAAGTCTTCGTGACCTTACAATCGGTGATATCTACAACGATTCCTTCTCGACTCAGGTTCGTACTCTAAGCACATACTTATCTGCAAACCAAAACTACAGTCAACGGGATATTGAAATTCCATTCGTTGATTTCGACAACATTCAAAAAGTATCAGGATATGAATCTCGACAATTTACTTCGTGGGGAACTAACGGTAAGAAGTTTGGCCTTATGCCAGCACTTAGAGTTGTTGACTTTATTGACCGTGTGTTTACTGCAGCTGGTATAGAATACACTTCTAAGTTTGTATCTGGAACGGGCTCTTGGGACCCAAGAAACCTTTACATTTTATATCCAACATATCTTTCGCATTCTCCAGCTAGCAAAAGAGAAAGCTTTCTGTTTCCTTTTCCTTACAATGTTCAGTCAAACACTGACCAAGTAAGCTCTGTTGGTGAAATAACATATGAAGGATTTCCGCATACCGTTCTTCCAATTGGAACTTACAGGCTTGTGGCTAAAGATACATACGAGCCACACGGACCCACGAACTATGCAGCGTCAGAGGCCGTAATAAACAGGGAATATGGTGACCAACTAAGGACTTCATCTGGGGTGTCAGATTGGGGAGATGAAAACGTAGGATATGTTTCTTACGGCTCTAGCTTTGACGCAAAGATTGTTTTTAATTCTGGTTCAGTTTCTGTATCTGGACTAAAGACTTGTTTTCTGTCTGTGGAGGATGAGATTGATGGAGGAATCTACCCACACTTGGTAAACATAACAGATGCAAGCAATGCTGTATTCTCTCCATATGTTTTGATATACGAGTCTTATACAACTTCAAGCATTCCTTCGTACAGAATACCGATGGTTGATGCAAATGGAGACAAAATACAGCTATCTGTATCTTCAATTGTCGCAAACTCTGGACTCGACGACCTTGGCAATGGGTATTTGCAGCCAAATGGTACAATTGTATTCTCAAACTTTACTGCTTATCTTGATGATTCTATTCCATATAAAATAAATGGAGGAAGCACATACTCTTATGCAATTGGAGTATTTATAGAATCTGGATATATTGAGGCAACAACATTTGCGCTGGCTCAACTAAACGGTCAGGGCGGAATAACACAAATAAACCTAACCACTGGTGTTGAGCTGACTCAAAATGATTTTGCCAAACAAAGAACTTCTGGTTACGATTGGAGCGTATTGGGATTAAAGGTGGACAACTTTGGTTCTCTTGCTGCTACCTGCCCAAGCGACAACTTTCAGTTTAAGGCTTCTCTTCTTAACAACACGTCTTACAGTGTTTACGACATTATGGTAGACATAATGAAACGCTTTGGGCTTAGTGTTGTTTATGACTACACAACAGGAGATGTCATTCTTGACAACCTAAAAGATGTCAGATTGACTACTGCTGCAATTGACCAGTACCTTGATACACTAAAGCCTTTTGAGATTCAGTCTGGAGTGGTTCCACCAAAAACACTAAAGCTTTTAAATAAAGCGAATGATGGAATCTACGACAAAACGGCTTCAGAGGTAGCAGTTGGAAGCTTTGAGGGTGTTTGGAATGCTAATGGCAGTGGAGAAAAAAGCTTAGAATTTGAGACAGCTCTTATAAATGCAGTAGACAAGTCTGTTTGTGGAGTTGAGTTTTTTAACGACCCAATACTATTGAACAATGGACTTGTTCCAGTTCAGGAGATTGGAGACATCAAATACGAAATAAAAGATTACGACCAGATTGGTCTTCGCATATTCTACTTGCGTTCACCAAGCTTTGAAACAACTCTTCGTTACCCAGTATTCCGTCAGTACAACGACTACGGACAAAAGATTCGTCAAGTAGTATACAAGACGGTTGGGACTTACTTGCTTCAGGGATATCCAGTAAACTCACTCACAGGCAATCAGAAAGACTTGCGCTTTATGTTGGCAGATGGCTCAACAGCAGACGCTTACGACTATCTGGTTGCTACTGAGCGATTTGCAGCAAATGAAAGCAATAAAATGTCTTTCTATGCTGCGATTCCAGACACTATGTTCCAAAACGGAGACTTATACAAAAAGAAGTTTCGATTCAATAAAACCGAAGAGAACTTTATCGTGAACTCGTTAAGCGATGCTAAGATTTACGATGGGTATATGTACGGTAAATTTGAGGTCATATTTGTAGATTAATCAGATGGCAAAGACTTATAACGACTACCCACAGTCAGCAACCAATAACGCTAAGCGTGCGCTTGCTTGGCGTGAGAAATACGGAGATGAAGTAAAAGGAGGAACCTCTATTGGTTGGACTCGTGCCAATCAACTCGCTAGCCGTGAGGCGCTTTCGTACTCAACGATTGCTCGGATGGCTGCATTTAATCGCCACCGACAGAACAGCAACGTAGACCCAAAGTACGCAGCTACCCCTTGGAAAGACCGCGGTTATGTCGCTTGGCTTATCTGGGGCGGTACAAGTGGTGTGAACTGGGCTATCCGCAAAGCAGAATCTATCCGCAATGGTCGTTTCTCAATTGACTCAATTGATGACAATGATGTCGAGATGGTAGAGGGAATCATAAACATTATTCGCTCTATTGAAGACCCAAAGAACCGTATGAAGACGGCTATGAAGGAATACCGAAACTTAGTATCTGAAGGCGTTGACATCACCCTTGAAGAATTCCTCACAATGGTGGGAATTGATGCGGCTTCCGTAAAGTAATACGTTAAATTGTATATTAACGAAGTATGAAACCGATTAATCAAGATTTACCTCTTTTTGACATTGTTATGAAAGACAATGGCGAAGCTGGTATGTATCGTATTTCTTTGGTGACCAACCCAGCAATCCAAGAGAACTTTATTTACTTCTCAGAAGAGAAAGATATGTTCTTCGTTGATAATGAAAAGGGAGTTGTTGTTGGGCCAGTCATCATTCCAAACAAACCAATCTACCGTCAAGGAGAAAACGGTGGATACTATGTCCAGTTCTCAGTAGACACCATCGAGAAGATGATGATGGGCTACGCAGAAAAAGGTCTCCACAACTCGTTCAACATCCAGCACCAATATGAGACCGATGAGGTTTATATGCTTGAGATGTGGGTTAAGGAAGGAGAAGAAGACAAGAGTAAGATGTACGGTTTCGATTTACCAGTCGGAACTGTATTTGCTAAAGCGTATGTCAAGTCAGAAGAGATTCGTGATGAGATTAAAGCTAGCGGCCTTAATGGATTTTCTATTGAGGTTAAAAATTTTGATATGGTAGAACATAAATTCGAAAGTGATATGGATTTCAAATTCGCTATTGAGTTAGGAGAGCGCCTCGCGAAAATGGAGGCTACTATCTCTGCTCAAAACGCACAAATTGAAGCTTTGATGGAGCTTTGGGCTGAATCTCAGGAGCAGTTCAATGAAGTAGTTGAAGCAACGGAAGAGGCTACTGAAGCCCTTTCAGAAGAGCCTGCTGAAGAAGTTGCTGAAGAAGTAGCTGAAGAGCAAACCGAAGAACTCGCCGAAGAAGCTCAAGAGGAAGTTGTCCTTGAAGAGGTTGTTGAGGAAGTAGTTGAAGAGCCAGTTGTAGAAGTACAACTAGAAGAGGTAGAGGATGCCTCTGTCGAAGAAGCTGAATTGGCATTGTCCGCTGAACAAGAGGGACAAGAAGAGGAAGCTAAGCCTGTTGATAAGACGGTTAAATTCGAACGAATCACCTCTGACAAAATCCAGATGATTGACAAGTTCTTTGGCAAGCGTCTTTACTAATTTGTATATTATTAAAATTTCAAAATAAAATGGCAATTTCAGTTGCAACTTTAGATTGGGGCAACCGCACCCCCGACCTCTTTATCGATACGATGGTAAAGAGCGCCAAAGTGTTGGACCGTTTCCGTCTTATCGACGGTGTTAAGTCAAAAGTACAAGTTCCCATCTTCGATGCTAGCTTGACTTTTGGTAACGACCTGTGTGTATTCGACCCACAATCTTCTGCTTCTATCGATGAGAAGGAGATGACGGTTGAGACCTACAAGTGGGCTTTCTTGAACTGTAAAGATGTCCTTGAGGCTACCTACCGCTCTGTATTACTTAAGCAAGGTCAGCACAACGAAGAGACTATGGACGCTCAGTTCAAAGATTGGGTTTTCGATTACTTCGCTAAGCTTTCTGCTCAAAAGGCTCTCGAGCTTGCCGCTACCGCACTTGCTACCGAGCTTTCTGCCGACACTGCTGTTCTTGACTACGACACGAACGCTGCTTTGACTTCTGCTAACATTCTCGAGAAGATGGAAGGCGCTTACCAAGTTATGAGCGCTAATATGTTGTCTGCCGTTTACGGTGACGCTGACCGTCAGTTGAAGCCTGCTTTCTTTATGGGAACTGCTGCTGTTCAAGCTTACCAAATCGCTATCGCTGGTTTGTACACTACGACTGCTCAAGGTGTTGTTGAGGGAAATATCCCTGCCTACTACGGTATGGAGGTTATCCACTTCCCTTCACTTGCTGCTGGTTCATTCATCATCTCTGCTCCTGAGAACATCGTTATGTTGACTGACAACTACAATGACGTTCGCGCTATCGATATGAAGTACGAATCAGAGCTTTCTAGCGACAAAATCTGGGGTCAGTTCAAGCTGGGATTCTCTTACCTGAAAGGTGAGGAAGTCGTTTACGCCAAGAACTTCGCCTAATAATTAACCGAGGGGGGCGAAAGCCCCCTCTCACTTAAAAACTATATAAAAATGGGATGTGCTGTTGATTTTACTGGTCTTGCAGTTTCTTACGCTTGTGGCTCAATTGCTTCAGGTGGACTGAAGGCCGTATACCTTGCTGACAAGTCAGAACTCGAAGGTCTTGTATCTGTTACTGCTGGTGCTGCCACCTTCACTGTAACTACGACCCTTAAGGCCGCTTTGGTTACTGCTGGTAATGACCTGCTTGAGCTTGGATTTAATAACAAAGACGGATTCTCTAACTTTACCGATGTTAAGACGGTAAACGCTGACGGTTCTGCTTCTGTTGTTCCTACTATCACTATGGAGTTTTTGCGTATGGACCCTGCCAAGCGCAACGCTCTTGAGGAAATCGCCACTCCAGGCGCTGAAATCGTAGCTTTCGTTGAGACTGCTGCTGGAACTAAGCACTTGGTTGGTTTTGACTTCGGTCTTTACGCTGGTACTGTAGATGGTGCTTCTGGCGCTGCTCGTACCGACAAGAACCGCTACCAGTTGACCCTCGTTGGAGAAGAGAACGCACTTGCGTACACTATCTCTGATGCTGAGTGGGCTGACCTCGTATAATTTGATTAACCCCAAACTTGGGGAAAGGGAGGGGTTTCCCCTCCCTTTTTTTATTACCTTTATTCTATGAAACTGATTCTGAACGGACAAACTAACGAGCTATCATTTGTGAAGGCTCCTGCTATGTCAGACATTCCATTTACCATTAAGCTCACCAAGATTGTTGGCGGACAGGAATATGTCTTCGACAACCTATACGACAAGTACGAGTTTGATGTAGCCAAAGACTTTATTGGCCTTGACCTTGACATCTCATCTCAAGAGATTGCTGGTGGCGAGTACAAGCTTGAAATTTATGATGACTTCCGCACATATGGCAAGTATGTTTGCTTGGTGGAAGACTACACTTTTGAGAACTCTGATAGTAACGAAGAGTTATTTACCACTACAGTTAAGATAAGTAACTTGTAAATTATTGTAAAAGATGAGCATTTTCAATAAGGTTGTTGACTTCTTTGCTTCCAACACTTTTGTCGTTGCGAAGGATAGCAACATTGCAACCAACCCGCTCGAAAAGTCAATTGAAAATCTTGATAGTCGGTATGCTGTAGGCAATACATTTGCTGGCGACTACATCAAGTTTGGATACGGAGACGACTTCCCTATTCTGCTTCAAAGACTATACAACCAATCACCTGTTCACGCTGGTATTGTTACCAAGAAAGCTAAGATGGTTGCTGGTAATGGATTGCTCTACAACGTAGATGCAGCATTCAAGGCTCCAATCAAACGAGCAGAGATTAAGGCGTTCTTGGCTAACTGTGCTGGAAAATCACAAGGTTTGTACGAGCAGATTGTACACGCATCATTCCAACAGGAGCTGAACGGAGCATTTGCTTTCTACATCAAGTGGAACAAAGACCACAACAAGCTTATTGAGTTTAAGTCTTTGGATGTAAAAGGTGTGCGGATTGCTGAGCCAGATGAGAATGGTCGCATCACTCACTACATTGTGCGCCGTAAGTTCGGTAAGGGCGATGTGTCTATGCAACACAACCAGCCCCGTAAGATTGCTGCTTTTGACAAGTTTGGTAAAGAACAAGAGCAGATTCTTTATGTCAAAAACCCATACAGCAACAATTACTATTATGGTGTGCCGAACTACATTTCAGCGTTCCATTTTATCAGTGCGGATTACGAATTTGGTAAGCATATTCGAAACTCAGCCGCAAACGGTTTTACTCCGAAAGTTCTCGCAACATTCGTTGGACGTAATATGTCGAATGAGCAAAAGAAGTTAGAGTTTGATAAGTTCAAAGCTTCGTTTGTTGGTGCTGAGGCAGAAACTGTAATCGCCTCTTGGGTTAAGAGCAAAGAAGATGCTCCTATCTTCACTCCGCTTGACATCAGCAATCTTGACAAGACTATTGACATCCTTAGCCGTCTAAACGATGCTAAGATTCTTACTGCTCACAACGTAACCTCACCAACTCTTTTTGGTGTTATGGTGGCTGGTAAGCTTGGAGGCACAGGTAACGAACTTGTTACTGCATACCAGATTTTCCGTGCTACGGAAACACTTCCTAACCGAGCTAACATTATGGATTCGGTAAACCGAGTTATGGCTACGGTTGGCTACGACAAGATTGACTTGTCCATCATTGAAGAGAAGATTGACCTCGAATCAATCAAAGGAGCAAACATTAACGACATACCTGCCGAGCAATGAGCATTGTAAAAGTCATCTTTATTGACGACAACTACGTTTACCAGAACTACCCTCTTCCAAAGAAGCTGGACCGTTCTTCTTTGTTGTCTCTTATTATGCTTGAGCAGGCTACCTCTATTCAGGACTTGCTTGGTACGGACTTGTACGAAGATTTGGAGCAAAAGGTTTACGATGAGGACTTGACTACAGTTGAAGCTGGATTGTTCAAGCTCGTTAAGTACGGCCTTGCTCTTTACGTTGTCCGTAGCGCTATTGCTACCATTCGCACGGCTATTGGTACGACAAAGGCAGAAGAAAGAAATTTAGACCAATATGCCCTCGATGGAATCTCTAGTGGGTTGGACTCTAAGATTAGTTACATCAATCAACGGATTGTAAATTACATCAAGGGTGATGCAACGCTATTGGCGCTTGCTCAGTCCAGCACTAACGATTTGTTCAACGAGGAGGATTCGCAGCAGTCTTCAGTATACTACCCAGTATACCCAATTGAAGGCGATTGCGATACTAACGCATAAGGTCTATGATAGAGAATCTGTTTACGTTTGTCCGAACGCTGGGCAATCAACGCATTGAAGGCAAAAAGTTCTTCGTTACACAGGTTGGTTTACTTGGTACACTAAGTGACAATAGCGGGTCTATTGGTACTGCTGGAAAGGTTCTCTCATCTACTGGAAGTGGTGTTTCTTGGATTACTGTTGGAAGCAGTAACGTACAAAACTTAAACGACCTTACGGATGTAGTTATCAGCACTGCCGCTACAGGCAATTTGCTGCGATATGACGGCACTTCGTGGGTTAACTGGGCACCTAACTTCCTCACGAGTTACGGCTCGCTAAATGACCTCTCTGATGTCACATTAACCACGCCAGTAAATGGCTCTAGGTTAGTGTATGTTCACAGCACTAGTCAGTGGATTGATGCTGCTCCACTTTCGTTAAATAAGATTTACTACGGAACGGATCTTGGTGATGCCGAAACATCTACCGTTGTAACGAACGGAACAAGATTAGGTGTTGGTAGTTTGGCAATGCCAACAAATCTTACAGTTGGACAAGTAGACATAACAACTGGTGTTATTGGAGAAGGTTCCATTCACATTGGCGGAGTTGATGATGCTGACATATATCTGTTAGCGTCAAAGAACAAGATTCAAGTAGGAAGTCAGGTAACGGAATTCATTCCAAGTGAAACAGAGGGAGAAGAAGGAACAACTGAGACCACATTTACTCCATCAACGCTAAACATTCAGCCACTCGGTGGGCAAAGTGTTTTTGGTGGACTGGTTACGGCTACTGGATTCAAGACTCCATCTGGAATCAAAAAACAAATACTTCTTGCTGATGGAACTGTTAGTTCTACAAATGCAGCGACAAGCGGTCAGATTCTACGATGGATTGAGTCTGGTGGTGTTGGTCAGTGGGTAGCGGATGATGAGGGCGTTTCAGGAATACCAGGTCTTCAAGAAGTAACTGATGTAGGTAGCACAACTACTAACTCAATTACTGCTGCTAACCTAAATACTGGTGGCACTTTAACTGCTGCTGTTGTAACGACTCCGTTAATTGAGCGTGAAGGTGTTCTCACCATCAACAGCGAAGAGGTAGTTGACCAAGGTGACCCAAATCCAAACTTGCTATATGTCTCTTGGTTGGGAGACAATAAGTTTGTTGTTAACGCTGACGGCTACGCTATTGCAAATGCTGGTTTTAAGGTTGTTGGTGGCACTGGCTCTGGCTTCCTTAAGGCTAACGGAACAATCGACACAACCACCTACCTGACCTCATACACAGAGACTCAGACTCTTGATGCTGTTACTGATTTAGGAAACACAACCACAAACACAATCACTGTTGGTGGCGTTACTGCTCCTGAGCTTAACTATGGTGGATTACTGACCATTAATGCGGATTCTGATGGTGGGCTACAGCCAGAGCAAGGAGGCACCGCTGTACCAGTTCTGTCTTTTGAATGGGCTGGAACTCAACAAGGTTACATCGATACAGATGGTAAGATTACCTTCAATGGTTTTAAGACTCCTGCTGGCACATCTTCTGGTTTCCTAAAGGCTAACGGAACCGTAGACACAAACGCCTACATTACCGAGGTAGAGTACATTGATGACATTGGAGATGTTACAATCTCATCTGTTGCTGTTGGTGATGTTTTGATGTTTGATGGTGAAGAGTGGGTAAATGCTGCTATTGATAATGCAGACTACGTTTCTAAAGTACAGCACGAGGTAAAGGCTGGCGTAGCAATCACGAAAGGCCAGGCTGTTTACGTTACTTCTGCTGACGGAACAAATATGATTGTTGGTCTTGCTTCTAACGCGAGTGAGGCAACATCTTCTAAGACAATTGGACTTGCTCTTTCAACTGCCGCAATAAACGGACACTTCTTTGTAATCACAGAAGGTCTTATTGATGGACTTAATACAGCAGGGGCAACCGCTGGTCAACCTGTTTGGTTGGGAACAAATGGTAATCTAATCTTTGGATTAACCAATAAACCAGTTGCTCCAGCTCACCTCGTTTACATTGGTGTAGTTACTCGTGCAAATGCAAACAACGGTGAAATCTTTGTTCACATCCAAAACGGATTTGAACTCAATGAGATTCACGATGCTTTAATTGCTTCCCCAACTGTTGGGCAACTTCTTCGCAGGGACTCTGATGGCCTTTGGAAGAACTGGACTCCAAACTACATTACAGCTAGTAGCTCTGATGTCTTAACGAACAAGAGAATAAATCTATCTACTGGCCTTACATCCGCGACTCCAGTAGACTCTATAGATGGATTTTTAGGTCAAAACGACATACTTCTATACCAAGACGGAATAGACAAGGGAGGCACAATAAATGTTGATGAGCAAGGAAATATAACCATATCTAACCCAGGTATTGGTTATTATTCTGGCGATGCCGCTACCGAAGGTGGAAGTAGATTCTCAGTAACTGTTGCAGGCAACACACTCACTGGAACAATTGCTGAGTTCAATGCTGCACTTACAGATGGAGACTTTGCTACACAAGCTTACGTTAGCACTCAGATAGCTAATCTTGTTGATGGCGCTCCAACTACACTGGATACGCTAAACGAGCTTGCTGCTGCTCTTGGTGATGATGCAAACTTTGCTACAACGGTAGCAACAAGTATTGGAACAAAGCAGAACCAACTTAATGGTACTGGATTTGTAAAGGCAAACGGAACTACGATAACTTACGACAACAGCAGTTACATAACTACTGAGTCTGACCCAGTGTTTGTTTCAAGTGTAGCCTATGGAATTACTAGCGAAAACATTACCAACTGGGACACTGCATTTGATTGGGGGAATCACGCAGATGCTGGATATTTAACTTCACTGCCAGACCACACTCATACCATATCTGATGTAACAGGATTACAGACCGCACTTGATGGTAAGGCAGCACTAAGCCATAACCACGATGATAGGTATTACACTGAGACTGAATCAGACGCTAAATTCTATTTAGCTACAAACCCAAGTGATTATCAAACGACATCTGGTACTGTTGCAAACATTGCAAGTGGGGATATAACAAATCTGAATGCGGCTTGGACTGGGGCGGGCACATCTATTGGTAATGGGTTCCGTGTTTATCGTTATAATGATGTTGCCACAAACAAACCAGTAAGTGGTGATAATGCTAACTGGCTCATCAACATCTACTCGCACCCAAGTGGTGGCACTGCATCTTATGGTCATCAGCTTGCTGCTGCAAACGGCAACAACATTTACTTCCGCTCTGTAAGCAACGGAAGTTTTAGTGATTGGCATAAGTTCTGGAGTACGAATGACTTCAGTTCTACGACAATATCAAACTGGAATACGGCTTATGGCTGGGGTAACCACGCAATTGCTGGATACCTAACGAGCTTTACAGAAACCGACCCAACTGTACCAACTCACGTTAAGTCGATTACATCTACTGACATTACTGATTGGGGGAAGGCATACGGATGGGGAGACCACTCGCAGTACGGATATGCTCCGATTGCTTCTCCTTCGTTTACTGGGACACCATTAGCTCCTACGGCACCGACAGCCACAAACAGCACTCAGATTGCCACTACAGCCTTTGTGAAGGCTCAAGGCTATCTAACATCACTCCCGTCTCACAATCACGATGATAGGTATTACACCGAAACAGAATCTGATTCTAGGTTTGTAAACGTATCTGGAGATACGATGAGTGGCAGTCTATCGTTTGATGCGGCTGCTGTAATTAAAAAGAAAATCACTGGAGTTGGTGACAATCCAGTCAAAACAGCTTCTGGTGTTTTAGCTGCAATGTCTGCAAACTCGAGCGGGAATACTTACTATGTAATTGAGACTAATGTTCCTCAGGATGAATATCAAATGGGTGGTTTTACCATCGAGATATTCGGTAATTATTACGACAAGAATAGTAAAACAAAGGTTGACCTAGGCGGGTACTGGAATCCAGAATCAAACGGTGGATTTGAAGGATTTGAAGCTCACGGAACCAACCCTCAGTATAAGCCAACAATTCAGGTTTCAAGAAACAGTATTGGTAATACCGCATTTATTATTTCTGGTGTTTCTTGGCAATATCCCATAATTGTCGCAAGAGACCTATGGTTAGGATATAATTCAACTGATGGCGGCTCATATGGCGAAGGTTGGTCTATTACTGGGACAAATGATGTTTCTTCTTACTCGAACAGAGATACTGTAGTTTGGAGAAATGCATACTCTGATTCTAACCCAGCTGGATACATTACTGGATATACTGAGACTGATACTCTTTCTAGTGTTACTGGAAGAGGAAATAGCACAACCACCGCATTATATTTAGCTGGCGGAAGTGCTGAAGTGCCAGCCCTGCATATCCGTTCAGGTGGAAGTAGCTGGTCAGAGGGATTGGCAATACATCCATCTACAGACAGTGGATATGCCTTGTCGTTTTATAGGACTAGAGCAGCATACACTGACCAAACAAACACTTGGGCGATAGGTAACCTAGGTGACTCAAATGCACTAAATCACTTTGGTTTACTAAGAAAGGGCTTAACTGGTGGTATTGCTGACCGTCCTTCAGATGCTATTTTTACTGTAAGCCCAACTGGAACATTCAAGTTTGGATTTAATCCATACGTTGGGACTAATTTAATTTGGCACGCAGGTAACGATGGCACTGGTTCTGGACTTGACGCTGACCTACTTGATGGTAATCACGCATCTGCTTTTGCTACTGCATCGCACAATCACGATAGCGACTATGTAAACGTGTCTGGTGACACGATGACTGGCAACTTCACACTGAAGTACAGCACCGCTGATTCTAGCGATTATAATGGATTGATGTTTGCTCCATACAGTGATGAGGCTGGACTAAATGACTACATCATCAAAGCAGCATCAGACAAAGGTGTTTTTGGTAGAAAGTCATTTGGTTGGCACGTTCACTCTGAATCAGCATTTGGAATATACTCAAATGGATGGGTTCAGTTATTTGGAGTTGAAGGCGGGACTGGAAATACTCAGGTATTCGGAAGCCTTACAGTAGATGGCTCAATCACGGAAAACTCATCTATTCGATACAAGAAAGATATAGTAGATATTGAACCTGCATCTTCAAAGATTGAATTGCTTCGACCAGTACGATATAAGAAGATAAAAGATGAATCAGAAGAGATTGGTCTTATCGCAGAAGATGTAGCAGAACTGTTCCCAGAGGTTGTTAAATACGACAAGGAAGGTCGACCAGATGGCGTCAACTACTCTCGCCTAAGCGTAATTTTGCTGAAGGCAGTACAAGAATTAACGGAACGAGTAAACAAGTTAGAAAACAAGTAATATGGCAAATCTTTTAGGTACACTCATAACTGGTAATTTAAGAACCACTCAAGGGTACGGAACTTCAGATAGCACTAGGATTCTATATCCAAGCGGTGGTTCTTTTGTTACCACAACTTCGGTTATTACTGGAGCAATAAGGATTAAGATGCCTGTTTTTGGTTCAGGTATGATGATGACCTGTACGGTAAAAGTTTATGAGTATTCATCAAATAAGTCATTTACAATAACATTTGGCGGGCACAGGGATAGTGACAACTGGTATAATATCTTTTGTTATTTTGATGGAGATGGCAATCGTGAGAACTTGACTGTTCGCTTCGGGATAGATGATGGTGTCAACTGTGTATGGATTGGAGAGACAAGCAATCAATGGAGTTATCCACAAGTGTTTGTCACTGATGTTCAGATGGGCTATGTTGGTTACAACACAAGTTGGTTATCAGGTTGGTCTGTTGGATTTGTAACTTCTTTTGGTACTGTAAATAGAACTGCGACAGCGTTTCAAAAAATTACAACTGCAAACATCGGGAGTCAGTCTGTAAATTATGCTAGCAGTGCAGGAAACGCTGATACTGTAGATGGATATCACGCTAATAACGCAGCTGGAGGAATAGCAGTTATTAATGCAAATGGATATTGGTATCCGCCCAGTTGGATAAATGTAGGAGGTGCAGGAATATATTCTGGTACCAATAATGCACACCTTCTTCCTAACGGAAGTAGTCCCCACGGTGCTTGGGAAATGATTGGTTCTAAAAATGGTTGGTCTGGAATTTATTTTAGAGATAGTGGTAACACATTAATGGCTAATGCCAACGACAGTGGTTTTTATAATGCAAACGCTGGATGGCAAATAAATTGGTATAATGGAACATTATCTGTCTCTAAACAGGCAAATGGTGGTGGAACACTAGCAACTGTTTTAGACTCATCAAACTATTCTTCTTGGGCACAACCAGCCTCTACTGCTATTAACACTGGAAATATCGCAAGCCAGTCTGTAAACTATGCTACTACAGCTGGTAGTGCGCCAGCAAATGGTGGTACATCCACACATACATATCGTGGAATAATTGAAGATACTAGGGCTGGACAGAGGACTCCTAATGCTTATGATGATTATCGTGTAAGCTGGGAGTTTACTAATCAGATGCCGCACGACAGCAACTGGTTGACAATTATGACAATGCAGGGTTGGCACGACGGATATGCTGCTTGGCAAATTATGGGTACTGCCACAGCAACTGCATATGAAAACTGGTATTTACGTTCGGGTATTAATGGTACTTGGAATGCAGCTAGAACAATCATTCACTCTGGCAACATCGCATCACAATCAGTATCATATGCTGATGAGTCTGGGTATTCTGCTAGCTCTGGCTCTGTAGAATGGACTAGTGTACAAAATAAACCTGCTACATTCCCACCTTCTTCGCATACTCACGATGATAGGTACCTAGTAAAAGGTGGCGCTTGGTATGGTTCTGGTCTACCCGGCTCTAGATGGGGTGGATTTAGTGTTAGCGGAGGTGAGATTGTCTTTGGTGATGGTCTACCGAATGCTGGTCAAATGGGTATTCTCATTGATGGTGCTTACCTGGCTGGCGAAAACAACGGCTTCTGGTCACTTGCTTCTGATAATTCTTGGAGTAGCAGAAGAGGTATGTATTGGGACGGTTCTTATCTCAACTTCACCACAAATTCACCAAATTCTTATTTTTATGATATTTTAATTGGAGGCTCTTCACATAAGTACCTCACAATAAATCCTGGCAATGGGTATGAGGCAATGGTGCGCTACATTGGTGGTTCTGGTAGTAGTTGGTATGTAGGTAAGAGGACTGCAAATCAATTAGTTGGAACAGAGTCATTCCATTTTTACTCAGAGGCGGCATCTCAAACTGTTGGCGGCATAGATACTAGTGGTAATATGATTGTCACTGGCTCTATGCGTGCCCCAATTTTTTATGACTCCAACAACACTAGTTACTACTTAGACCCTAATTCTACTACATCTGGATACTTTGCTGGAGTTCTACGCCAGAATGATGGAAAGTATGTTAGGGACGCTTACTACAGAACCATTAGTGGATATGGTGATTTGTTTTCTGGAGGTTCTGCTGGATGGACTACGATTGCAGAGATAACACTAGCTTACAACTGTGGAGGTGCTGTTTTATATGGTACACTTTTCGACCATAGATATGATGGCGCTGACGCATATCAACTTTCTATTGTTGCTCGTTCAGAATGTGATTTCACTTCAAACAATGACTCTCATTATGTAAATGTTGGATGCACTATTACTGGAAGTACAGCAATTGGAAATTACAGGGACAAGATTAGGCTTTTGCTTGTGTATTCAGTATCTGGAGCTAGAACATAT